CAAACAGCGGATTTATATTATTGGCAATAGCGCCAAAGCCCGTAGTGAAGACATACGGTAAATCCTGCGCCACGCGCCCAACATCGGTTAATGATTGTGTGGCTTTATTTGCGCCCTTTGAAACTTTACCAAAACTCGAATCCACTTTTGCCGCCGCCACTGCCGTTTGAGCCAATTCCTTTTGAACGGTATTGAACCCGGTAACGGCGCCTTGCACATTGGCCCCTATTATAATATCCATCGCGGCAACATCAGCCATAAGAAATAGCTACGAGTTATGAGCTTCGAGCTTCGAGCTTTTTATGTTTACTTAGTATAGTTTCGAACTCTGTTTTCTTCGGGCTTAGCTGCTTCTTCAATGCCTCCCATATTTCAGGGGGTGGCGTAGGATCGATTAAATAACTTTCTTGTTTCTCATCCATCGATAACGGCCACACTTCAGAACAAAAACGCCCGTAGTTCAAATCCTTTGTCCACGGCAGGATTGATACATAAGTTTGATAGCGGCGTTCAGATGATGACCTGTACTGCTTCTTTGCATACCCTTCAGCAAGTGAGGCAAATTCATGCGGCAATAATGAGTAATATTCATAAGGCAGTAAGCCTATTTCACCAAAGGCGAAGGCATGTAATTCCGCAGTGCCTACGGCGCTTGAGTTACTATCTTTTTTTTTAGCACCTCGCTTTCAATGTCACCGTTAGACTGCGCCTTCTTGATCGTGGCCTGTAATACCTGGGAGTTCAAAAACACCTCTGAAATCCTATTCAGTTCGCCGCTTTCATCGCCCATCAATATTTGTTCATCCACCCAATCCGAAATGTCCTCAAAGGTCAGTTCAGGCTCTATCTGCTTCACATAGGCATTACCAAGCAGCCCGGCCCAAATGATAGTCGTAAAGTTCTTTATATTGCCCGCCCTGCCCTTCACCTGTTCGAACTGCTCAATGGCATACATATTGAACTTTAAGCCCACCTTGCGCCCCGAAATCTCTATTGTGGTGTATCCATTCGCTATCACGGTGTAACTGTTTGCGTTACCAAGCCCTGCACTGCTATCGTCCCATTGAAAGCCCCTTTCTGCCCGTTATCATAGTTCTCGCCGTATGCCGAAAAGTATCCTTCCCCGGTCTTTACAATATCACCGCTTGCAGGAGTGGCCGGCCCTATCTTCCACCCTACACTTACTTTGTTTTGCCATGCTGTAAATATCTCCGCCCCGCTTACTTCGCCAGTTGCAGGATCGGTAATTGTCTGCGCGGCAAATGTAACGGTTGAACTAAGGTCACCCGGTGAACTATCCGGCCCGCACATCGTACCGGCATCATTGGTGGCCGTTGTTCCGGCAAAAGAAAAGTTTACCAAACAAAGCACATCTGAATAAGTGGTGCCGCCAGTGTCATCGACAAATAAAAAGTAAGTGTTGGCATCAATTTTTTGCATTGCTTTTAAGTTTTATTGATGAAGAATATTATACCTGAACGTTATGAACCTGTTTATAAAAATGAAGTTGCGTGTCATTAGCGGATCTGGAACTATATCATTAACAAGCTGAACAGAACACACTTGAAAACCCGGTGATAAATCCGGTTTAAACTGCCTGTTAGGATAAAGATTTTGATACACAAGCGCCGCGATATCATTTGCTATTTTGCCGGGATTAGCCTGTGAATCCTTTGTGTATATCCCGATGATTATCGTGGTATCCGTATCACTACTTTGCTGTGTTGAGGCATCTATGTTTGTGATAGTGTTGATTAAAACATATTCATTCGGTTCTATCGTTGCCGGTAAATATTTGTAATATATCGGGCAGCTTAATACAGGCTTTAAAATATCATACAGCTTCTTTTGCAATATGGTGTTTATATCTTTCATAAAGCGTTCAGCGCATTTTCAACATCTTTTATAATTAATGGCCTCTGCTTTTCATAAGCAGGATATAGAAACGGGTGCGGGTGAATACCATTATGTAAAATATTATAAGCAATAGCCGCCGCCATCTGGTAATCCTGCTCCTTTTTCTGTGCTGTATTGCCCGTCCTTCGCCTGCTTTTAATGCTGTATGTTGCAGTCGTAGGCTTTATACCTTTCTTTTCTATCCAATCGAGTATCGCCATTACAAAACTGAAAAAATCACCGCCGCCGGATTGCCCTTTGTATTTCGCTGCAAAATCCTGCCATGTTGTAGGCAATGAAGGCACATATTCAGCCGCATACTTGCCCGTCCCGAATTCCACATAAGCGGCATAATTGGCGTTTACTTTTATATGCTTTTCCAAAAACTTTGTAACATCGGGCTGAATAGAACCGGCAAGCCCGCCAAAATTTCGCGGTACTAATTCATGTGCTTCTAACGCAATGGCTTCAGCATTACTTGTAAGTACATCATTCACCCTTTGAGCCATCTCTGCCGACATTGATTTTAACTTGCCGCTTATCTGCAAAAGCCCCGATGTATCGATATATAAGCTATCCATATATTATCTGTTGTGAATCACCTAAAGCAGGCTGCACCCGCGTCCAGATATACACATAGTTTGCATCTGTATAGGGTGGCATAAATACCTGGTCGGGTATCTGTCCGTAGTTAAAGTTTGTATTGAACCATGTTGTCTTTACCGCTTCGGTTTTCGGATACCTTACGATTAAATAATTATCATCCGGTGCCAGTCCATACTCCGCCCTTATATCATCGCCCGGCTTAAACGTGCCGCTTCCCTGGTAATCAAAATCCGCCACCATATCAAGGGTGAACTTTGTCTGGCTCCATCCCCAGTCTGCCGTGAAGGTTACGATAACAAGCTTCTCATTAGTCGTATAAGTATCGATGTTTAAAAAGTTGGTGCGCCCTTCAACTTCCTTAGTGATATTCTGAATAACCAACAGGTTATCGTTATAAACAATCTCATCAGTATGATCCAGTATGCGGCTTTGTTCCCAGCGTACTTTAAGCTTGAATGTTTTGGTATATGCTATTTGAGCATTATCCAGCGTCTTATTCCCGGCTGTCGGTTCCACCTTCGCCCATATAGGGTAACTCGTTTGTAATGACTTTACATTCCCGCCGCCATCATCCTGCGCGAATGAATACTTTCTTATTGTTACTCTTCTATTGAATTCTGATATCACGTTACTCTCCTATAAGGTTTTAATATATTTATCACATTCGGGGCAAGCCCGTCCTGCCCCGCTTCATCGCCCCTATGCTCATACATCCATGCCACCTGGTTTAATATTGCGATGTAGAAATCACTCTGTAAATCTTCGGCAGTATCGCCCGCCGTATAAACCGCCTTTACTTCCGTTGCGGGATCGAGTGCCTTGAACTTTTCATACTTGAGTACATACCCGGACGGCTCTATTGCTTCGCCTTTGTTATTAGTTACACCCGTTAGGGTATTAACCGGGCCATACGGCAACCGTATCTCATCCAGCCCTATTTGCAGCCATGCCGTAACGGTTCGCGGTATCATCGAGATATTGGTATATGTTTCGCACTTTTGCCTGGCCGCTGATATAAGTTTCGACAACAATACATCATCATCACTAACGTCTATCTTCAGCCAGTTCTTGGCATCGGTAAGCGTTACAGGCTCCGGCCCTTCATTAGAAAACTGAATATCTAAAACAAGGTTATCCATTAACAGATATTTGATTTTTCTTAGTCTTGCGACCGGGTTTAATAATGTGTTTCTTCTCTTTCTTTGTTTCGATAACATGCTTCTCTTTTAATGGTTGTTGCTCTTCTTTCTCTTTCATCTCATTGAAATCAACCTCATCAGGGCCGCGCCCTTTCTTTTCTTCCATGAAGATTAAGAGCTTATCGAGTTCATTCGGCTGGCTTCGTGCCTTTCCACGCAATACCATGCTATCATACATTTCCTTGTCGTTCAGCGTCTCTATTGCATAGCGATAAACCCCCGCCGTCCGTTCTGCATATATCGCCGCATCCCCGCAATTTTCCCGCAGTCCCGGCGTATCTGAACAGATTACAGGTATGCCGCTCGCCATCGCTTCAGACGCCACCATGCCCCACGATTCATAGTGTGATGGCATAATGATAATGCGGGTGCTGTTGTATATCGCTC